GGGTCTACTGACCCAGAAGCTCTGACTATCTACGACTCTCATGTGATTCAAGAAGGTAGTTCAGGGAAAAAGCGGAAGCCAACCCAGATTTTATTCGAGGTAACCACATCGAACGACAGAGACTTGGTTGATCATGAGGGTTGGCGTCGAGGGTTCACTGAACTCTGGAATAGAGGGGGAAATGGCTGAGTGGGTTGTCCTTGAACTTAGCCCTCAAGGTGAAGATGAGGATCCAGAAGTCTTGCGTAAGGCTATTGGAAAAGCGGTCAAGAACATCAAAGACGTGTTCGTTCCAGCTTCTATCATCACACGTGGTCACACTAGGTCGGTATACAAGCTAGTTGAGAACTACATCTTCGCTCGGCGGACCCAGCCGGATCAAATGTACTTCAAGTTGGAGGGCTCTAAATACGTAGCTTCGGTACTAACTGTTCTCGAACGTCGAACCCGTAAGCTATCCCCGGTACCTGAGAGTTCCATTGAAAAGATGCGTCGTCAACTCCATGCGGAGACCGAACAGGGGATTGAGGTTGGGGACGAGGTCCTTGTCATGAGTGGGGCCTACAGCGGAATCAACGGAAAGGTAATCGAGAACATCCCTGAGAGTAATTCAGTTCAGGTGTTCATCAAGCTCAGGTCAAAGCAAGCGCTACTCACCCTACCTCGAAGCTTCTTGAAGTTTGTCTCGAAGGAGATTGAGGACCAGCAGTACAACTCACCATTCCTGACTAAGCTAACTCGGATTCGTCAGTGGATTGATCGAGCTGTACACCCTGTGCTGTCCCCTATGCCACCTAAACCCCCCTTGGAGTTGAAGTACCGCAGGTACTCGCTGATTGAGTCTTGGTTGTCTACCTTCAGGAAGGCCAAGAAGTTACTAGTGGACCCACCGTCACCCATGGACTTTTCGGGAGCCGATGGGGAACCTCTGATGCGTAAATTCCTTCGAGTTCAGCACTTGAACTCGTTCATCGATAGATCAGGGTTTCTGTTCTACCTACCCATGATCAGGCTACCGGATATTGATCGTCTGTCTAGTAAGTCATCTGATTTGGACACCCTCAATGACTTCATTTATCGATTCTCTCTTATCCACAGCGATTGTGAGAGGCTAGAGAGGTCCATACCAGACTGGAATCCAGATATGGCTAACAACATCATTTTCGACGGTCACAACCTAGCCTACAGAGTAGTCAACGCGCTGAGAAATATCCCTGACCAGCTAACGGACAGTGAGGGTCGATCCACCGCATTGGTATTTGGTGTCCTACGGAGTCTAGCAGCTTTCAAGAAGCGTTTTGAGCGTGCTCACCTATACATAGTATGGGATGGCTCAAAACAGCGTAGGGCCAAGATGTACCCGGACTACAAGGCTGGTAGACCAGAGCACAGTCAAGACACCTACTCTGAGATGGCTAGACTTCAAGCGATGCTCCCACTGTTTGGGATATCACAAGTTCACAATCCAGAGGAGGAAACCGATGACATCATCGCTTGCCTGCTGAAAAACAAGCTTAATGGTAAGCGAAACATCATCGTTTCAACTGACCGTGATTTCCTACAGTTGGTTACATACACTGACTTACTTTTGGTCCCCAAGCAAGGATCTCGACCTGAGACCCTTTACGACCCTGACAAGGTTGTGGTAGAGTATGGGGTCCCCCCACGGCTGATGGTTCATCTTCGATCACTCTCGGGTGACACCTCGGACAACCTACCAGGGGTGCCCAGGGTCCCGAGAAAGATTCTAGCCGCTCTATTGACCACCCACGGATCCATAGACGGAATTTACGCCTCTAGCTTGGCAGGAGTCACCAAGACACAGTATGAGAAGATCAGGGCATTCGAGAAGCAAGCCAGGCTCAACGTTGAGTTGATGGCTCTCCTCACAGACCTTGATTACGAGATTTGGGACGCGGCTCCCAACTTCGATGCTGCGTTTGAGGCCCTGAAACAGTGCTCCATTCAACCTGAGACTCTAATCTCCACATTTTTCCAGTCCCCACCAGGTACTGGATTTTCAAAGACTAGTTGAGGTACTATGAGCAGCACTGGTTATGTAATATCGGTAGATCCCTCGGAGATGGCGAACCGATTTGCATCACCAGAGCCTCTGATTGATGACCCCATCGAGGAGGTAGATGAAGCGCAGGTCGAGTCGATCCTCTCTTCACTACACTTCGAGACTCAAGTCAAGCCTCTGTTGGATCGGATCCCAGATAGAGAGGCTGACCTGATCGATCTCTACTACATCCGGAAGAAGAGACAGGCGGACATCGCCGAGATCTTTGATGTCACTCAAGCTGCGATCAGCTATCGGTTGGATAGAGGGCTCCAAAGGATCAAGTTCCTACTGTCAATACCCCAGATCACCGAGCTAGAAATGAGGGGTAATCTACCCTATGTGCCACTTAAGCCAATAGATGTGGACATTCTAGTTGGTATGTGGAAGACCACTTGTCAAAGCGAGGTCGCGAATCAACTAGGTCTCACTCAAGGTAGGGTGAGACATCGTTTCTTTGGGGCCGTGAGGCTACTTGAGCGCAAAGCTGCAGAGGACACAAGCTTCGAACCCTTGTTTAAGGTGTTCTCCTCCATTGCTAGTAAGAATTTCAACATCCTGAGAGCCGTGCGTTTGCCTCAATGGGAGAACCGCGGAGGAGATGAGTTGTCAGGGTTGTGATTCGATTGAGCTTTTACTTGTACGCCGGCAGGTTAGAGGACTGCCGTGCCACTCGTACAGAACCTCCGATTTTACGACTACCAATTCGAGTACCTAGTTCCAGCCGGAAAATGGTTGTGGACTACCCGAGTTGATGTCACTCAAGCTACCCCGTCCTATCAGATTCGGGATATCAAGTCACCTTATGGTTTGTTGAGGGATTCAATCCCCATCCCAGGTGACATAGTCCAAGCGATGGCGGCTAGCATCGTTGAGCTAGGATCCAACTTTGCTCCGGGTATACTCATCGGACCCCCGAGCTCCTTGGTCTTTGAGGTGGATGAAGGTCGTGGCTACTCCACACCTCAAACCGTACTCATCACCAACAACGGGGTCTACGGCTCTATACTTGGGTCAAGCCTAACCTCCTCAGCCTCTTTTGTCAAGGTTAGCCCTTCTAGTGTTGGTGGCTTGGCAGTCAACGAGAGCGGAAACTTCACGGTTGAGGTTGATTCAACCAATCTGTTGGCTTCTAGCAGCCCCTATAGCGAGACTGTTGCCGTTCAGGACCCAACGGCTACGAACAATCCGCAGTCGGTACTAGTTCTGATCAATGTGCGCCCCAAGGCATTGATCGCTTCGAGTATCAGTTTGCTTACCTTCACGGTAGCTCGTCCTCTTAGTGGCCCCTTCCCTCAAGTACCGACCCAGAACTTTACTGTAGAGAATTCTGGACCGTCGGGTTCTGTCCTTGAGTACGACATAAGAGCACTCACTGGACTCTGTGGGGGTTGGCTGCGAAGCTGGTTGCCGGCAGAGGGGACTCTTCAGGACGGAGAGGGTGAGGTAGTCACCGTTACAGTCCAGCCCCAAGAAGGTACCTTGCAAGGTACTTACTCAGAAAAGCTGCGCGTTATTGGGTATAGCTCCAACAACTACGTAGACGTTGAGATTCGTCTTGTAATCACGTGAGGGTAGGATGTCAGACCAAGATTTCGACATTAGTACGTTCGAGGTTCAGCCCTCAACTGGTTTGGATTGCTTTCTGGCGCGTAACGCCACGATGGTAACGCCTCTCCGAAGGAAGGTAGCCTCCATTCAGGATCTGAGCTCGTTCGTTCGCCTCTCTGCTGATGATCTGGTCCACAAGGCTACAAAGGACCTGTGGACCATTCGCAGGCAGGGAGATGGCGGATTATTTGTTGAAAGAGCCTTTGATGACAATGGGGCGCCTCTCAAGATCTAAGTGGAGGAATCCTTGAACAACCGTGAAAAGGTTAGGGTAATCGTTGCTAGGGAGGAGAATCTTCCCCTAGCCCCCCCGATGCATAAACCAGATAGTCTGGGTATCGGCGAGGGGGTCAAACGAGAGATCCCCCAAGGGCACCAGTATGACCCACGTTCTCTGAAACCCCTGGCTCGAACTCTATTCGCGACCTCGGTTGCTCTTGGTCACAGCATCACGGCTTACAAAGAGTTCGCACGTATCAAGTCTTCGAGTATTTCCCCAGATGGGATGCTCGGCGGCAAGGGTTACGTGATGAAGGTGAGGGACATTAGGTCCCATTTGCAGCAGGCCACTGAGTTGCTGTCAACGATCACTGACACCCTACACGACGAGCTTCACGCCCCTCATTGGCAGCCTGAGATCAGAGCTCTTGATGGGTTCGAAGGGGTTGAGGAACTCATTGAGGAGTCCGATGAGGTATTGGAAGATCCTGAGCAATTCGGTGATGATGAGATCGATGAGGTTGAGAAGTCAGCCCCTAAGACCAAGAACATGACCGACCGGATTCAGGACAAGGAGAACGAAGAGGCCAATGCTTCTCGTACCCCCGGAGGTGGGGCTCCTGAGACAAGCGAGCCCAAGCCTGCGGGTGATGTTTTCAAGACTAAGCAGGCTAGAGATTGGAAAGCCCCATTCATTCAGCGGGCAGCCAACTCGAGTCTCCCAGTCAATACCCTCCCAGGTCCTCGTATAGATCACCTGGACCGTGGTGAGCAGACAGGCCCATATGGGTCCTACAACAAGGATGAACCCTTAGTGCAGGATGACTGGGGGAAGTCTGAAGGCGTTGGGGACGAGTACATCTACACAACCCCTTGGGAGAATGACACAAGTCGGGCGGCTGGGGTTGAACTGGTTTGGGGCAACTCAAACTTGCCATCAGATGACACCCCTACTGAGGCTGATGACTTTGGTCTAGGGTATGGAGCAAAGGGTCAAGGATCCAACGGGTATGGAACCAAGAACCCTGATGGGCGTGGGGTCTGGGGGCCACAGAGCGGCCTCCCACAGGATCCTGGAGGGGCGATGCGTGACCCTGATGGGATTGGATCCACCCCCTTTGATGACAAGATATCCCCAGCTAATGCCTGGGCCTCAATAGCGGAATCAGGGCTTCCTTTTGACGGTCCCGATGGGGTTGCACGATCTGACTACTTTGAGGGTCCCAAAGGAAATCAGTTCAATGTGCACCATCACGGAACCTCTGAACTCCCAGGAACCAACCCTCATCTCCTGGGTACCCCGATAACGCCTCGACCCTCACACAACTTCGAGCACATGTTTGGGGAGTCCGAGATGCCTGGTGATGAGGGCGTCACCTACAACCACTACAGGGATCTTACCCCCAACGAGAGTCAGAGCTTCGAACGACAAGACGTGCCCTATATCAAATGGAAGTCTGATGCTCACGACTACCGAAACGACCAGCAAGATCTCTACCGAGAAGACTACCACTGAAGGAAATTGAAATGGCTGATTTGGGTGACATCTCTGGTTTTCTCAAGGAAGGCGCAGTCAACAACCTTGAGTGGCTTGACGTAAACGAGGAAGACTATCGGAATCTCGACACACTTCCGAAGCAGAACCTTGACTTTGCCCCAGACCTTGAAGCGGCTTGGAACCACAAGGATGAGGCTCCGTCAACCTACTTGGTACCCAACAAGGATGTCCCTCGTACGATGGGTGACTTGAGTGAGGTTCATGGCAAGTTGGCTTCAGACGAGATCCTGCAGCGGGTTTCTAAGGTAGCTCGATTGGCTCTCATGCAATCGACAGACCCGGCACGGTTCAGTGATGCTTTGAAGACTCGGTTCGACCAATGGACCCTTCAAGCAGCCAGACCCTTGCTCGCCTCCATCCTTCAGGAACGCGGGCTCATCGGGCGTTACTACATCGATGCAAGTGACTTCCCTAGTTGCTCAAAGAAAGCGAGCAAAGGTGAGTCAGACTTCGTTAAGCGCAACGCGGGTACCGCTCGTTTTCTTCGGGCTAAGGACCAGTGTCTAGACTGCGTCCACAATGCTAAGTCAACCTGCTCAGTATTCCACAAGGAGATCGTCCTTGAGGTTCCCTACTCGAATGAGCTGGCTAGTGCTGTAGAACGGAGTCAGTGTGCCTGCGGGAAGCAAGTACAAGCCTCCAGTCAGGACCCTCGAGAGAGGATCAAGGCTGCCTATCTTGCGGGTGACGTGCAAGTAGCAGGTCCGGTTGGGACCCCGAAACCAGTGGTTAACCCGGTTCACCAGCTCAAGGCTACCGTGGAGCCCCCCAAGGTTCACCTCCCAGTGCTGGCGACTCAGACTCAGCAGAGTTTGGCCGAGCAGCTCGCTTGGGTACCTCCGGTTGAGGGTAAGGTTGCTGGGGTATCAAAGGATGCCTCGGGCAAGAAGGCGTTCGATGTTTGTGCATTCCTGAGAAGGGAAATGCTCAAGGGTCGGAGTGAGGCCGAGTTACTTCATGCCCTCAAGCTGTCCTTCTCATTGGATGACCTGCGTGCCACTCGTAGCTCTTGGGAACCTGTTTACAATGAGGCAGGGCTATACGGGACTGTATACTCAACTCAGGAGTCCTTCGACAATTGCCATGAGGGTGCTGACTTCATTGCGAAGCACAATCACCAGATCAAAGGTATTGTTGCTAGCTCAAAGTGCACTACTTGTATTCATAGTAAGCTGAGTCGATGCTTGGTCTACGGGAAGCCTCTCGTGGCTAAAGCTGATGACCTATACACGGATGATACTGTTCGTCAGGCGCTATGGGACTACAAGCAAGCCGGTCGTCTTGGGGCTGGTTCAGAGTCCTACCAATGGGGTGCAACTCCAGTAGAGTCCCTCAAGAAGATCTATCGAACGGCTTCAGCTTCGAACCCACAAGCCCAGATCCCGATGCGTGCTTATGTAGA